TTGAGGAGTCAGCAGTACGTACAGAGGTGCGAGCTACGACAACAATGGTAATCGACCGCCTTAAAAAGGCGATTGATATGAATCCATTCTTGTTCTTTTGGGAGATTGTCCCATACTCGTTTGTGGTCGATTGGTTTCTGACCACCGGTGATTTTTTCGCCGCCCTGTGGCCTTCCTTTCCGGGAGGCCCTTCAGCTGAAACTAATTGTTATTCGCTGAAGACGATTGCAGAGTTGCATTTTAAAGGGGAATCCGCACCACCCCCAACCTACCGATATCCCGGTGGAGCTTACTCCACTGTGATGAGGCCAGGAGGCGCGGCGTACGCAAAGTACGTAATGCAGGAATACCATAGAGTCCCCGTCTTGACGGGTGATATCCCATTAACACTTCAGTGGAACGTCAACCTCGGCTGGGAGAAGATCGCAGATCTTCTCGCCCTAGTGAGGTCCGGTAAGCGTACCCAAGGGTACGTAGGCCGGTGACCATTACACACGACCTAAGGAGTACGTCGCAATGAGCGACATCGTCATGCCTGCTGGATGGACCCATTATCGGACTAACGGTGATGAGGTAGTCTGGAAACATTCCAGTCACACCTCCGCCGTCCCGGTATTGTGGATCATCAAAGCGAAGCCGCCAGTAAATGGTGTGCTAAATTACCTCCACCGTCTCGTCATTGGCACGAAAGTGAGTGGCTCCGCGGAAACGCGGAACGCCATTTTCGACGTGTCAGCCAGGAGCGTACCGGACCAGGACAACACCGCTGTAAGCGCGAGACTTGGTGAGCTGTATACAGCTCTCAACTCCGCAGGAGCCATCGATGACCTTACGGTCACCGGTGATCTTCCACAGTAGGTTCCTGGTCGTACGTATTTGCCACAGGATTTTGAGGCACTGCCTAAACCGGCCTGATTCATTTCGGTCGGCAAGGTGTGCTATCTATTTTATCTTGTTGGTGATACTGGCCCTCCTAGAATTACTTAGTGTTACAGGAGTATTGACGTGGACAACAATATCCTTGGACATGTTGTCAGAATAGCGGCCGAGTCCCTTGGGGTTACCCCCCCGCCCTGCTCCCGTGAGGGGGCGATATGGGCAAAGGAATTCGATAGGGAGGCTGTCTTACAATCCTCTCTGGATGGTGCCGATTATCTGTCTTTGTCTCGAAAGAGACAACTTGCTGCGTTCCTTAGAAAGAACGCTTCTCTAGAGGGTTTAGACCCCGAGGAGAGGAAGCTCGAAGCTCTTAAAGCTTTCGAAACCCAGCAGGCTGCAAATATTGAAACCTCCATTCGTCTCCGCTCTATGAGCGTGGGCGAGGAGGAGTATTTCGCAGTGACAGTCTTAGGCGAAGCGCGTGATGAGATTTATAGGCTGTTAGGTCCTGGTCCAGATTTGGACGACCTTGATGCCTTCTCTAGCGCCACCATCTTTTCCAGCGGAACGGCGTTGGGTTTGTCACGTACCCCACAGGGTCGGGACGTCAACTCATACGCGAAGTTGTCTTCGGACAACACTTTCACTGGAAGCCGCAGTTGCTTACGGGTATTTGGGAAACAGCTGATCGCTGGTCCCTTCCGTGATTGGCTTCACATGCTATTTTCACAAGGCATGCTGAATGTTCAAGAAACGGACTACTCGGAGCTTAGTGTAGTCCCCAAGGATGCACTTAGAGATCGTGTGATTGCCGTTGAGCCATTGTTAAATCTGATGGCTCAGCACGGGATGGCCGCAGTCCTAGGTCGACATCTAGTTCGTTGGGGTATTACCCTACGTGACCAGACGAGGAACAAGAAACTTGCTCAAAAGGCAAGCGTACTGGGCTTCGACGTTGACGGTTGGGCAACCTTAGATCTCTCGAGCGCTAGCGATTCCATTACGGTTGAGCTGGTGCAATACCTCCTTCCAAAAAGGTGGTACGAGTATCTAGACGCTGCAAGGACACGTTACATCAAGGGGGAGGACGGGGAGCTTAAGCTCTCTTCGACCTTCTCTACGATGGGCAATGCCTTCACGTTTCCACTACAATGCCTGTTATATGCCGCTATTATTAGGGCGTGTATCAAGCTGCACTACTCTCGGGATGAGAGCAGTCGCATTGAGTGGCGGGTTTTTGGCGATGATCTGATTGTCCCTATCCCTGTGAGCGCCATGGTCGTTGAGACTTTGGAGTTTGCTGGGTTTAGGGTTAACCAGGAGAAAAGCTTCGTTACAGGGTTCTTTAGGGAATCCTGCGGTGGGGACTATCTTTCTGGCAATTTGGTCACTCCGGCGTATCAGAAAGGTGACTTACGTCACCTCACTGAACGACACCGTCTCTTTAACCTCATTCAGAGGAGAGACCCGGAGCATCCAGTCTTAGAGTACCTCCTTACATCGGTTCCTCAGAGAGATCGCAAGATTGGTCCAGATCTTGGGCCAAGCGGTTTAGAGGATATCCAGTTTCCCACGTTCGAACTCGACGAGTCTGGCAAAGCGTTTTTAAGACGCGACCAGTATTTTCGCGATGTAGAGCACGGGGTGGTGACGTCACATTTTGTGGCACCGATTTGGGCCCTTAGGGTGCAACGCCCATGGGTTTGCAAGGTCGTTTGGAATCAAGACCTGCAAGCGTACTCCTTTACTTGGTCTGGACTTTTCCCAAC